TACCCGCGACATCCGTCCATATATTCGACGGAAAGTCGTTTTGCAAATAGTTTTTTATAGCAATAAACAACTCGTTGTAGTTCACGCTTCACCTCAACCCATTGGGCCTCGTGCCATTAAACCTTTAGTTGCTGCGCCTGTGCCACGAATTTTGATACCAGTGGTTTTTGGCTCTTTATAGTTACCCTTAGTAACTACACCAGCACCAATGTTCATCTCATTCATGCAGTCTTTACCAGAATAGGATTTAAGCACCGATGGCGGTGCGGATTTAATCTTTTCCATTATCGGCTCCTTGAAGACCCACGCTGATTCATAGCACGAGCCATGTTGCGGCCCATCTTCTTCATGGCTTCGCCGGTCACCCCGCCTTTAGCCATACCTTTGTGCATCCGCTTTTCGTGTGCTTTGACTTCCGCCTTAGCCACTTTCTTCATGCTGTCCATAATCTACTCCTAAGTAATAGATACTGTTACTGTCCCTACCTGACCAAGACCTACAAGGTCATTAATAGCTAGTTGAAAATCCCCGCCGTTACCAAACCCTACTGGGTTCCACCCCCACTGAATAATACGGCTACCCCCCGAAGGGTCGCCAAAATCAGTGTTCAACGTCAGCTGCAATCCGGTATAACCAGCTTGGCGGTAACTTAAATCCGGTCTTGGCTCCCGAACAGCTTGCGGGTCTTGCACTGGGTACATCCCTAACTGTAACTGCGGATGATCTTGTTCCCAACAGGTATGACATACTTTAATCGAAACCTGTTTGGTTTTAATCGTTAGCTTCTTCAGTTCTTTCAGCTTGTAACGAAATCCACAACGGTCACACTCCGCAATAGAATTCTTGCCACTAGCAAACCTGTTTCCCATTAGAAAAACATCTCCCGTGGCACTAGACGGTCAGCCGCTTTTTCGCGGTCTTCGCCCGCCGCTAAATCCCACGCTTCATCATACATAGCCTTTAGAGCTTGGATGCGCATTGGGTCAACTTCCGGCTTTTTTACAGAAATCATATAAGCAAGGCCCGCTACTAAACAGTTCTGGAAACGGAACGGTATATCTACTACGTTAGTTCCATTACCTGCATCATAAATACGTTTTAACCGCCAGTAATAAAACACGTAATATGGGTTTAGTTGCGTGCCTTGGTCTGGTGCAGGCCATACATTAATTTGTGGATACTTTGGGGTTGCGCCCAATAAATCGGTCGTCTGCCCGCTCTGCCGATTAATCCAAACTTGAATAGGACGGCCTTGCGTTAGTTTATTTGGGATAGTTGAATACGTAGATACGCTGATTCGAGTTATATTTAGATCAGTCTGGTTAGGACCTTGTCCGGAATCAGTGCGAATAACATGTTCAATAAGATCAACGGTATCATTAGGTAAATCATATGTAACCACCCCTTGTACTAAATTAATTGAGCCTTGCTCAATCGTCCACAAGTTGATACCTCGGTTAGCCCACTCACCAATAAGAAAATTAAGGCTGCGCCGTGCCGTACGAAAGTCATAGCCGGTACGCAACTCAAGCCCGCAACGCTCAAACGCCTCTTCAAAAATTTCGTTAAGGTCGGGGTTGAAACTTGTGTTACTAGTTGTAAAGGCCATGATTATTTAAATTAAAAATACATGCGACCAAGACCACCATACATCCCGCCATACGGGGAAAACGGTGGACGATATTCTTGCTGTTGTTTCTGGAACCCTTGCATCTGGGTTTGAAAATCCTTAAACCCCTGACTGTTTTCAAACTCTTCTTGCAACGCTTTTTGCTTGTTCATGTATTCCGTATAAGGACTACTCTGCTGAAACTTTTGTTGCGCTTCCTGCGCTTGCTGCATCCACCCCGGCATACTAGGAGGGGGGCTAGGAGAAAAGTTGGAATAGTTTTGAAACCCTTGGGTATAAGGATTACCGCCCCCATACGGATTAATTCTACGCATACTCTGCATAGAAGACGAGAGCATACTCTGTGCCCCCGGATTGCCTACTTGACCAACTGGACCGCCACCAGCCATAACTACCCCCTCGCTGCCCGCATGTTATCTATCAAATTAGGATAAGGTCTCCCGGCGGCTTTAGCCGCTGCTTTTGCAGCGGACTTTTTCTCAGGACTAAGCTTACTTGGCTTACCAAGACCTTTAGGGCGAGGCTTATCCCAGACCTCGCCACCCTTTTTATACACTTTCACAGGCTCATTACCATCACGCTTTTTGATGGTTTTGATCTTAGCTGGGCTTATATCGCCCATCCCGCGAGAAAGCATCATATGATCTTACCCTTAGTTTTACCGCGTTGAGCGATACCATCTGCTCTCTTTGAAGCAGACGATTTGACCTTACCGCCCTTCTTCATGCCCATTCCCGGCGCAGCAGGTTTTACATTAGTCATGGGCATACTAGTAGGACGCGGCATTGGCATTGGCGCCGGATTTGCCGGACCACCCCCACCGATCATAGGAGCGCCGCCGGTCGGTTTATTAGGCAATACGTTCACAGCAGGGCCAACGGGCATACCGCCACCAGCAGGGCCACCCCTAGTAGGTAGTACGTTTACAGCGGGGCCCGGCATAGGACGACCACCGCCAGCAGGTCCTCTTGGTTTGATAGGTCTCATCTCAATCTCCTTAGCAATACTTGCCGCCAGCCTTACCGCCGCTCTTCATCGTCACCTGTTTAGCTTTGGTCTTGCCTTTGTGGGCAACACCATCAGCCGACTTGTGACCAGCAGCCAGACCACCAGCGGCGTACTTTTTGACGCCGCCACCTTTATTCATACCAGCTTCAGCCATCTCATGTTTGATCATGGACTTAGGAGCACCCTTCTTTTTCATGAAGCCAATCTCTTCCTTAACCTTCTTCATTGACTCTTTCATCTCACCGCCTCCTTTAAATTTCTTGCCTTTATCGGCTTCCATAAACTCTTTTCCCACAGACTGTGGAATCTTAGTTTTCTTTGCCACAGCTGGATTAGTTGCCACCGCAGCCATGAGACGGTGTTGTTTACCTGAGACGCTTGGCATCAGACCATTCTCCCGCGAGTCTTGCCGCGCTGTGCAATGCCATCGCCTCGACTAGAAGCGGAGCCGCCGTTATACTTTTTAACCATACCGCCCTTCTTGAACGGAGTTGTATTACGCAGGTGTCGTGGCACAAACTTACTATCGCTGCCCTTTTCCTTGTCCTTAGAATACCTAGTAACAGGCGCAGTCTTAGGCTTAGCCGGTTTTGGTTTATCTTCGCTCTTAGCTTTATCCTCAAGATCATACTTACTGCCAGTTGGATAAGGCTTAGACGGACGCTCACTAGATGGCAAAGGCATCTTAGTTTCTGGTTTTTTAGGCTGCGCCTTTGGAACCGACTTAGGTTTAAGGTCTGCGTTATCAGGCGGGGCCATTTTTACAGCAGTAGATGACGACACTGTTGGCTTTGATGTCGAAACTTTCTTAACAGGCGCAGGTGCGGGGGTGTTGTCTTTAACGTCAGTATCAGGTTCAGTTGTATCAGACCCAGAAAAAGTGCCGGTCTCTTTGATCGGCTTAACCTTCTTCGCAAGATACTCTTCACGAGTCTCTTCTTTTGGCGCAGCTTTAGTCTCAGGCTCTACTGACTTAGCACCGACTTGCTTATCTATCTGTTCCTGCGGCGAGCGGCCTTTACTGTCTACAGACTTCAAGCTCTGGAACTTGTCTTCCTTATCTTCTTTGTTCTTCATCAGCTTGTCGTATATAGCAGAGCCGACAAAGCCAGCACCTAAGCCGGTAAGGATGGTGCCCCCAGTACCGAACTTTTTAGCCTTCTTTTTCATAAAACTCTCCTTTGCGACTCAATTAGCTGGTCAATCTTATTCTCCAGCCTATTGAATCTCTGATCAATGTGATCAGTAATACGATCCACTTCCGCTTTTGTCACGTTATCCCGTGCAATTTCTTCACGCGTCTTATTCAAAAGAATAGTGATACGCGCAAGCTCAGAGAATTTTTCATGGGCAATATACGCAAACAAGCCCACAAACAGCGACAACGCGCCATTCCAAACGAATGCTAGGTCCACGGTTAACACTTCCAAGCTCGTAAAGATTTGTTAATACGACTATTAGGGTCGCTCGCTGTCTTGGAACTCGTAAGCTTCTTTTTCATTCCTTCCATACGGGCGCAGAATGATTTCTTACGAGGCCCACCCTCCGGTTGTGGCGCTTTCAATCCGGGTTTACCGGGGTTCGCCGCGTTATACGACGCCCGCCCCTTGGCGTTTAAACCGCCCTTGGGGTTCTTCCCTTCTTTTCTTTGCCACGCCGGAGACTTAGCCATAGAACACCACAATGGTTGCGCTAGACAGCGTGGCATGTACATCCGTGTTGAACTTGATGCCTTCGCCGGGGAACAGAATGTGTACTGACCCCTTGGCCGCAGGAGCCGTAAAAGAAAACCTCGTCGTACCGCCGGAACCGCCGTCTTTTAGAACAACAGTTCCGCTTTCGTCGTAGCTGACCGTTACCGCTTTTACACGGGTTGGAGCGCCATACGCCGTATTGGTAGAGGTTACCTGCGCGGCTTTTACGTCTGTTTGCATCATGGTGATGCCTCCTTATCAGACGTTTTGCTGACCAACCAGCGGATCGGTGACGAAGTAAGTGATGATGCCAGCAACAGGGTTGTTGCCGCTTGTGTCACTACGGGAAGTCACGTAAGCCATCTCGGTAGAAGCTGTACCGGTCACAACAGTACCAATGCTGGTAGTCGCGGCAGTTGCCACAGACAAGTTGTTAGCGATAGCCGCAGGTGTTGCGGTGCCGCTGGTGTAGCCGGTTGTGCCAAGGTCAACAGAACCCGCGCCGGTAGTGATAACACTTACCGAAACGACAACTGCGCCAGCTGGGAGAATAAGTGCAGGTGCGCCAGAAACAGAAGAAACCAGCACGTTAGCGGTTTCAGATGCGTCAGGGATGTAGAACTGAGCAGCCATCAGACCGGAACCGCAATACGCGGTACGAGTCGTGTCGCCGCCACCCGAACGCCAAATACTTTGGGTAGTAGAAAGAGCCATATTTTTCCTCATGCGGTTAGGTGCGTCAATCTGCATGAAGTCAGGCCGGGTGCCTGTTTGACGCACCGGGTAAACCCGGTATACCTACTTTATATACTACAAAAAAGGGGGCGTAAAGCCCCCTTTTCTATTACGCGCCTTGCGAGCCGTACATGCCCAGCGGGTCAGACCAGCCGAACGAGTAACGCTCACGAGCCTTGTAACGCACGTTGCCGGTGTCAAAGTCACCGTCCATCGAGTTCGCCAGAGGCGTACGAACAAAGTGCTTCATGCCGTTTGGAACGTCAGTGGTCAGGAACCATGCGTTGTTGTCGGTCAAGAAGTGGTTGATCGTGTAGCCGCCGGGGATCGAACCGTTGTTCTTCAGTGCGTTCACGTCGTTATCGTTGGTACCGACACGGAGTTCGGTTTCCAACAGACGAGTAGCAACGAACTGGAGGGATGGTGGGATGATCAGCTTCTGTGGTTTCGCAGCAATCAGCAGACCACGTTCGTCAGTCCACGCAGCGATTTGAATCACAGCGTTTTCCAGCGAAGTTTCGTTCAAGTCAGCAGGAGTCGAAGGGATGTTCGAGTTAGTGCCGCCAGAGACGAGTGGGTGGTTGTTTGCAAACAGGGCTTTACCGTCGCCACCCGGATAGGAAGCATTAAAGCCGTTGTTCAACACGTTTGCTGCTTTGACTTGCTTGGTATACGACATAGCACGAGCCAGAGCCTTGGTATAACGAGCCGACAGGCTGTCATACAGGTTATCTTCAATGGCCTCTTCGGTCAGCGAGAAACCCAGAGCAATAGTTTCGTGGTTGTATCGTGCAGTCCATGCTTCTTGCGCATTGTCATACGCAATCGCAGAACCTTCGTTTTTCACCGGAGCTGCCGAGAAGCCGGACAGCTTGGTTTCTTCTTCGAACGAACGCTCGGAACTCTCTGTTTCGTAGATTTCCTTGTGTTCCTCACCATAACGCGAGTACTCCATGCCGAACAAAGCGTTCAAGCCGGGGAGCAGCTCTTTCAGTAGTTGTGCGCGTGAAATAGCCATGATTTAACTCCCTTATACGCTATCTGGGCCGTTCGGGTTGAGATAAGAATGACCGCCAGCCAGAGTTACCGACGCGGTTTCAGCCGTGAAGTCGATAGTGATGGTTGGGTGCGGAGCATTCCACTTAACAATAACTTCGCTGTAGTTACCGCTGGAATCGGTAGTCTCTTCAACGAGGCCAACGACACGGAACGGTAGCGTCTGCGCAGTATTGCTGCCCGAATCATAAGCACCAATGTTCGAGTTACCCGAAATAGTGGTGTTCGAGGCTGGCTGCGAAATAGCCATGTTGTTGCCCAAGATCGTGCCCGAAATTGGAGTGATGGTGGAGCTAGTAGCGCCGCCAGTCACAGCAACCTTGAACAGTTGATCAGGATCATCAGCGACATAAGCCACGATGTCCGAAGCAACAACACTGCCCGGATATGAGTTAGCGAACAGCTTTTGGCCGGTCGATGGATTGGTGTAGCTAACACCAAGGAACACGCCAGTCACGCCATTGGCGTTAACAGTAGTCGTGCCGGTCTCTTTAACAATAGTGCCACCATCTAGGCGAACGATGTCGCCATTATAGATAGCAGTACCGTAGTTACTTGCAATCGGGAGTTCACGAGTCTGGCCCGCAAACACCTGACCGCCGATCAGATTGATCGGTTTTAGCCCGTAAGGGGCATTTACAGTCGGATATGCCATGTTTGACTCCAAAAATTGAGATTAACCACCTTTGCCGAACGTGGTCGTAGACTTTCTCTCAGCAAAAAGAGGCATACGAACATCGTTCTCGCGCATGAAGCTGCTGTCAATCGCATTCGTCTGAGCTATGGTTTGGTTTGCGTAATACTGATTACGCTGTTGCACAAACTCTTCAGGCGTCTTGCATAACAGTAGCCCATCGACCTCAATGTTGTCTTTAAAACGACTATTAGGGTCGACTAGCAGTCTAAATTTAGGTTGCTCCTCAATCCTTACTGGTTCCCAACCTTCTCGCAATTTAGCGGAGATGTTCTTGGGGTCAGCTTTGTTAAGCGTAGCAACGCGTACCCACCTATACGCAAACCCAGCCTGTTTATCAGGTTCTGGTAGTAGTTCAGCAGGAGCCCACTGCTTAGGGCGTTCCTGTTGCGCACGGGCTTCTAATTCTCTAGTAAGTCGGTTCTCGCTCATAATCAACTCCCTTGTAATTTAAGGACTTCGCGGGCGTATTGCTCCGGGGTCAGTTTGAATTTCTTTGCTAACGCTGCTTGTGTAGCTGTTAGCCTCACCTGTTTCGGAGCCGTGCTCCGCTTAGCTGATGCTACGACGGTACTCGGCTTACTTTTTTGCTGAGATTTTTGTGACTCAGCAGCATTTGGAAAGGCTTCTGGGAACCGCCTGCGCATAGTCTCGTCAATGCGCTTGTAGTAGTCGTCAGTACCAATATATTCAGGGCCGTACTCACGAAACAACTTTTTATGCAGTCCCATCGCTGCGTCCGTCATCTCCTCGTCCTTATTGAACCAGTTGGAGTTACGGCGCTGCCAATCAGCGAATTTCGGGTCGGCTGGTTTTTGTTCCTGCCGAGGTTGCGGGAGTTGTACCTCAGTTTCTGTATCTTGTAAAGTGGGCTTATATTGTTTTGTACGATCCAACTTTAAGGACGCATCCACTAGGGCTTGCTGTGCCTCAACTAACTTCTCAGCGTCGCCGGAGTCATACGCCTCCCGGTAGTTGCGCTTAGCAACCTCGACCTCAGTCTCGGCTGCTGACCGGGCAGTGGCTATATACTCTTGCTCTCCAGAAGACAGGGTCGTCTTGAGAAGTTTGTTCTCCTCAAGAAGGCTTTGGGCAATACGTAGGGCTTCCGCCTGTTCCCGTAATGCTGCTTCCTTCTCCCGGCGCTCATCGTGCCAAGCCTTCTTATACTGTTTAAACCGGCTGACTACCTCTTCGGGGTACTCCCCGCCATCCTCCGGTTTTTCCAAAGAGTTAACAATATCGGCAGGAAGTGGTTCCTTACCACGGTCTTCTTCAGGGGTATCGTCCTCGATCTCAACAAGAAGCTCGTCCTCATCTTCAGCTTCCGCTGTCGTAGTCTCGTTCTCAAGCTCGTCGGGGAACTTATACTCAGTTTGTTCCATAGGCATGTCTGTCTCCTTATGCTCGTGAAATACCGCGTGGGTCTTGGACTACGGCCTCGACAGAGTCATCATTAATTAGACGGAACTCCCGTCCATGAATCTTCAGTCTGGTGCCGCTGTTTGGACGAGCCAAGACAAAGTCACCCTCTTTGCACCAAGGGCCACCGGGGAATCTCTTGTCGTCTTTATAACAGTCTGGTCCGAGTTTCACGACAAAGAAGACCGTGCTAAGGACTTCCTCGTAATGTACGGTCTGGCCTGCTTTAATTAGGCCACTGTCATACTTCTCTTCTATTTCAGGAATGGCAACTAATATGTGGTACCCCGACGGGTCGGGGAGTTGAGTTGCCTTCTCTTCTGCGGTTTGTGGCAGTGTTGACACTTCACCGCTTTCTGTAGCGATGGCTAGTTCAGTCATCTGAATACTCCAAGTGTTTTGCGAGGTCGATTATGTAAGCTTCAACTGCGGTGAGACCTCGAATTTCACCGCAGATAAACCGGTACTCCTCAAAGCTCTTGGCAGAACTGTTACCAAGCCCGTCAGATAGTTGTGCCCGACGCTCACGTAGTTCTTTAAGGATGGCTTCTATGACATTCATTTCTTACCTTTCTCTTTCTGTGGAGGAGGTTTATTCGCCTGTTGCTCACGATGTTTGTGCAGATCAACTGCAACTCTGAAGCCTTCGGCTTCCTGTTGTTTGTTTAGCTTGTCTCTGTCTAGCTCATACTTAACTGCCATATTTGCCCCAGCGATTTCTTTCTGGGCGTCAATACGTTGCTTCTCAATCTCCAGTTGCGCCATGCGTGCAGCTGCATCAGACTGATCCTTGGCGATCTTCCGCTGGACTTCAGCCTGTTTAATCTGCAACTCTTGCATTTGCATCTGAATGATTGGGTCTTGCATCTGCTGTTCAGCTTGTTTCTGTTGAGCCTCTTGCTGATGCTGCTGCAATAGCTGTTGTGAAGCTTGTGCTGCGGCCTTAGAGATTTGCAGCTCCATCTCTTTCGGAATCTCGATGTCTTCATCTGCCTCGTAGTTCGGAAGCTGAAAGCCCATAGCTGCCTCAAGCTGTTTGCGGTACTCATACCCCACATGCTCGGTTATATGCGCCATCATTGCTGCTTGTAGCATCGGCGCTTGTGGGTTCTGTCCTATTACTTCTTGAATCTTCGGGTCTTGTATCGCCGCCATGTGTACCGCGATATGTGCCTGATGGTCCTGATAGATAAACGCTTTAACAGGCTTGCCTCTCAAGATATTCTGATTCTCAGTAATCGGATCACGCGGGCGCGTGTCGTCTTCCATCGGTACAAGCTTGGTGTAGTTCTTAATGCCCAACACATCCAACATCTGTCTGTGTAGTAGTGGCATGTCATAGAGCTGTGGTGCTGTTTGTGCCAGCTGTAGTACCGCCTGATACTGCACGACTTTCTGACTCATCGTCGCAGCGTTCGGATCACTGACCGGGATCACATCCACTTGATCGTAGTCGCTCTGCTTAGCTCTCCGATCACCGTCTACTGGGTCGTAGTCGTAGTCTGGTGGGGTAAAGTCTTTGATGATGTCCTTGAGTAACCTAAACTCCTCGTGCATCGAGTAGTGGATGCGTGCCTGCACAGCAGACATGATCTTTAGAGTTCTCTCAAGTATAGCCAGCGTGGTGCCTACCGGGGCTTGTGCCGACATGTCAGACACTTGCAATTCAGCTGCGTTAGCGAACCGTCGGCCTTCTTCAATGATCTTATCCATCAAACCAGCCAGTACTGCGCTAGGCTCTTTGTATGGCAACGGTAAGATATTGTCTTTAATAGCCCCGCTTGGTACGTCTACATCACGGAACTCACCGGGGGAAATCGGCGTGTCGTCGCCTTTAATACGCATCCCACGGGCTTTCAAACCGCCCGGCAGGTTAGACAAAGTGCCTGCGTCTACGAGCTGTCTTAGGATCGAAGTACCGCTCTTCGCGTACGCGCCGATTAAGTGAATAAACCCGAAGCAATAGAAGCCAAAGCCGGGGATGTAACCGTAGTGAACGAAGTGCGTACGCTTATGCTTTAGCTTGTCTGTAGGCTTCCAATTACGGCGAATAGCCAGAATTTTCTGACTATGTTTATCGATAGTAATGATGTAAGGCAGTTTAATGCCTGTCTCTTCACCATCTTCGTCCTCATCCTCATACCCCGGCAAGTCTAAATCTACCTGCATCTCAAGAAGCTTGTATCGGCTGTCCGTAGTAGCGCGGAAGCCCATCTTCTCTGCGATTTTCTTCTCTACTTCTTCAATAGTGTCTATCGGTTCGCCTAAATCAATATCACGATAGAACCCATCGACTTGCAGCTTTCTAATCTCATTCTCAGTCTTACGCATCACATGTGTGACACGTTCTGCTGTTCTAAGACTTGATGTGCCGTACGGTACAACTACGTCTTCAGCGGGCACATAGATTGAAGTCTGTCGACCCAAGGACGGGTCAAAATAAACCTTTTTAAACGCGTTACCTGACAGGCCCAAACCCCACAACATACGCTCATGTTCAGGGCGATATTCAGGCATTTCTTCTGTCAGACGATAATTCATATCGTCTCTGACGCGTTCAGACGCCTCTTTCTTTTCAGGAGTCTCTTTACCGATAATTTTCGTCTTAACCGGCCCAGCAGCCGGGAAAGTTTCCATGATCGTTTCCGACTGGAATTTGACGAGTGCTTCTGCGAGAAGAGGGTGTGTAACTCCACAAGCACCCGCCCAAGGTTCTGTCCGTTCTTCAAGCTTCATCCCCAAAAGGTCAAGGCCATCAACGTACGTCTGTATCCAATCCTTACGGCTGGCTACGTCCTCTTCATAATCTTCAATCAAATCGCCCGCAAGCTGCGACAGAATTGACTCAGGTAACTCTTCAGCTAAGTTAGCTTCAAAGTCCTCGTCGTCCATTTCTTTCGGCTCAATGTCAATCTCTAGGCCTTCAGTTCGCAGTCTGACTGCTTCTGGGTCTTCAATCTCAATCTCTAAATCAGGCTCCATCACGGCCTGCCCTAACCCCTGCGGGGCTGCATACAATCCTTTTTCGATGCTCATCAGTAATATCCTCTATGCCTCTTCGACTTAAACAGCTGAATTTCTTCAGGTTCGTCGTTATGCAGTCGTATAAACCCACCTTGCCGGAAGCGGAGCAGAGCCAGCGTAGTCGAGTCCACCAAGTCGTCATTTATGCCAGACGGAAAGTCATTACACTCTTCAATAACCTCCATCGCCCAGCGTCGGTGCGGCGCCCACACCACACCACTGTGAAACAGTGAAGAAACAGCGTTAACGCGAGAAATCTTGTCTTGCCCCTTGCCCGGTGTGAACTCTTGTATCGGCACACCCATACGCCTCATCTCCTGATACAACACGGAACCAGAAGACTTCTTCTCCACGATGAATGAGTCGGGTTCCCATTCACGGTACTCATCCAACACCAACTGTTTTAACTCCGGGTACTCCATACGTCTCTTAATAGAGTTAAGCAAGATGATGTTGTAGTTGTTTACTTCCTCGTTGTAAAACACGCCCCACGTTGTTAAGGCGTTGTAGTCAGAGCGGTTGTTGGCTTCTTGTGCCGCATCCAAGCTCATGATCGTAAATTCACAGTGTGGCGGGTCGTCTTTGTCCCACATCTGCCACCACTCACGTTTTATTAACGCTCCTTCTTCCGACGTTGGCTGCTGCATGTACTGAGCATTCCAGTATCGAATATCCAGTGATGCCTTTTTCGCCAGCAGCTCCTCAAGCGGCCAGAATTCGGGCCAGAGAGGTTGGTCGTTCTCATCGATTGCCGGGAACTCCACCACTTCCCAGCGATCCACATCCTCGCTACGCTCCATCTGCGTAATAATTTGCCCAGTGAGATCAAGTTTGCTCCATCTGGTCATCACTACAATAATCGCCCCACCCGGCATAAGTCGCTGGATTGGTCCTGACTGAAACCATTCCCACGCTGGTAGAAACACTTCGGGTCGTCCCAGTTTTGCCTCTTGCTCAGAATGGGGGTCGTCAATAATAAATAGGTCAGCACCACGACCAGCAAGAGCACCGCCAACACCGATAGCAAAATACTCCCCGTTGAAATTGGTTCCCCACCTAGACGCACTCTTTGAGTCCGCCTGTAGCTCAATCTGCGGAAAAATGTCACGGTATGCCTCCGATCCAACCAAGTTTCGCACTCTTCGACCGAACTGCACCGCCAAATCAGCGGTATGTGAGGCCATAATGACCTTCTTTTGCGGGTATTTGCCCAAAAACCACGCTGGAGCGAGGTATGAGATGAGTTCTGACTTGCCGTGGCGGGGGGCGATGTTCACAATCACCCGTTTTTTCGCCCCAGAAGCAATTTCTTCGAAGATTTTTGCCAGTCTATAGTGGTGTGGGCCCACTTTATAGCCCGGATAGACGTGTTTTACGAAGTCTAAGAACGATTCTTTGCCTATTTCGCGGGTTACTTCTTCTCTGTACTTCTTTAATAGCTCGGCAGTACGCCGTTTTTGCTTCTCCGGCATGGTGGGAAGCCTAGCACGCAGCTTATTTATGTCTGCGGTAGATAGTCTTAGTGCATCAAGTGCCAAGTCCCGCCCCCGTTTCGCGTACTTCCACGTCGATAACCTGATCTTCCAACGTATTTAGCGTCTCAAGCAGCTCTTTTTCGACCTCTTCAATACTCATTATCTTGTGAGTTACTTCAGAACGACGCTTAAACGCATCAACACCATCGACTTCGCCAAGCTTCGATAGCGCCGCAATCCTCGCTTTGGGGTCTTTGGCGTTCTCAATTTCAGCGACTAGCTTGTTAACTACATATAGTTTCAGATCAGACAGCTCTTCAACGATCATGCAGTTGCTCTGCGCCACCATGCCCGCCAGATAAGCCATGACCTCGTTTGGGTACTTAGCAAAGTCTGGGCGGTGCGCGGGGTTATGCACCATCTGATGTGCAAGCTCTCTTGCCTGATTAATATGCTCAGACGATGGCTCGATAGATTTGTTGTTTAGATCAGCGACTAACTTAATAGTACGCGCCCGCATCTCAATCTCTTCTTGCGGGGTGAGGTCAGGCATTGCCTCAGTAGCTGAGGCTGGGAGAGGAATGTCATCCTCGATGTCGGGTAGAAGTGTATTCATATCGGCTTTCTGTGGCCTAACAGAATAACGTGGAATATAGCAGGTATTGCTCAGTTGTAAATGCTTGTTAAATTAGCAACTAAGTTTTGGAAAATTTTTGTGAAATA